GCGTGGTCGTTGTGCTTCACCGGCTCCTCTTTCATGTTTTGTTTCCCTTGTTGGGAAACAAGCTGCTCTTTCCAGCGGTACTGAGCCAGCTCGTCCAAGAGGTTGGTGCAGGTGTCGAAGATGTAAAGGCGCGGTTTCCCTCGCTTGTCCTTCTTCAGGTAGCTCTTTACGCGGTCGATGCCGGGCGTGACGTCGTTGTTGGCCGAGAGCAAAGGAAAGCCGCTAGGCAGGTGCTCGAGGTAGGTGTCCCAGTCGCTCTTGCCAGACTGGCCCCGCACGCCGCGGGTGGAGGGGTCCATGCGCACCTGCTCAAACTTCTCGTCCTTATCCCAAAGAGCCTTGTTGTCTTTGCAGATGTCCTCAATCAGACGTTCCGTCCTGTAATACTCGCGGTAGATGTAGACATCACCGTCCGGGCTGATGGCGCCATAGATCCAAGCGGCGGCATTGCGGAAGCCATGGTCGGCTCCGATGCGTCTGGTCCAGTCGTCGGGGATGCGGAAGGGCTTTACGACATGAACGGAGCGGTCAAATTCGTTGTAGATTTGGCCCTCGAACACGTCGTCCGAGCCCATGATTTCGCGCTTGATGCGCTCCTCGGACCAAGCAGCCATGAGGGTGTCGACGTAGCCGTCTGGCAGGTGGACGTTTTCCATCGACGGAGCGCGAATGTTAAGAAAGAGCCGACGAACCTGTTCGGAGGCGATGTGGTCCTGCTTAACGAACCAGCGCCAGCTCCAGTCGTGGCCGCCGGGGTTCATGGTGAGGAAGCCTTTACGCCAGAATTTACCCCGCAGACGGCCCTGGAGCAGCATGAACGCGGCCTCGCTTACTTGGTTGGCCTCGTCGATGTAAAAGGCATTTAAATTCAACGAGCGGAGCTTGTCGGGCTCCTCGAGACCACGGAAGAGGATGGTGCTGACGGTGCCGTGGATGTTGTGGATTTTCACCACCATGTCCGCAACACGCACTTCGGCGATGAGTTCTGGCGGGCACACCTCCATGAACGTCTTGTAGGTGGTGTCCTTCAGCTCAGGCATGTACTGACGAGCGATGAGATAGTCACCAGGGCGCAGCACCGCCAGGTGTACCATGGCAATACAGCCGATCATCGTCTTGCCGGAGCCGATGCCGCCTACGTAGCGCACATACTTCGCATACGTGGCGCTTTCACGCTCCTCCGACAGAAGGGCATCGAGAAAGAGCTTTTGCTTGGGCAGGGGGCCACGCGAGCCATCGCGGGCTTCGGGGAAGCAGGTGTTCAGATCCAGGATGGGCATTAGACGCTCACAAATGCCCTAGGATCGACGATCGCCAGGAGGCGAGGGGGATCGGTCGTATAGTGCTATACAACACACAGGGGCGCGCAAAAGAAAATTGCGTCTGCCCCCTATAAGTAAGTTGCAGCCCTACGTTGATCGAGGGCCTTGTCCTACATCAGCGGCCGCCCTGAAAGATTAGGCGGCCTAGGTAATACTTGTCTTCCTCGTGGACTCGGCCTAGAAAAGCCTCGTCAGACAAGTGCGGCGCACTTAGCCCGACCCCCCTCCTACGGAGGTTCCCCCCTACTAATGCCCCACTTGTCGCGGTAAAAAGTTTGACAGAATGACAAAGCGACCACCTTTGGTGGGCGCCAGCGCTCTTTTCGAGCGCGGTAAATCGCTGTCGGTCCCGATAGATGCAGCGGCGTTAAAACAAGGTTTGTTTATGCCTGAGGGCGGAAAAGTTGTGCGAGGCGGTATGCGACCCAACTCCGACCTGACTTTTGCCCCACGGGGTACCCAGCCGTAGGCCCTAGCTAGTCTTAGCTGTATAGTATAGTACACGGCTAGCACTTGGCATAGATCATGACTCGTGCCGGGGGTAGGCTGTGGCGCGCGGGTGTACGTACCACACGACATCCCTGCTCCTTATATATGTAACCCGCTGCTGCTCCATCTCCGCTGTACCGGCGAGGGCTTGTCGCTGCTTCGTCTGAACCTGGCCAGACGCCGCCGCTGTCTAAGTTACCCGGTTCGTATAAAACTTCTACGGCAAATAATTGCGAAGCATATTATTAGGCTATACATCGGTTCAATGGCTTAGCGCGTTTGGCTGTATGAAACTTCTACAAAACCTCAAAACATCGCCCTAAGCGTTTCAGCTAGTTGGCGCATGTTGACTTTGGCCCGCCGTTTGTATAGTATAGGAATATACACGACGCAGGAATAAGCCTGCCGGACGCTATAGGAGTCCAAGTCATGCAAAACCAAGTGATGATGCTTCTCGTAAACGACTACGGGATGTCTAAGCGGGATGCCCGCGCATTAGTCGAAAAACACGTCAATCTTATCGAGCGCAGCGCCGCCGTCGGTAGCTTTGCCTATTACATCGCTGTCGAGGTTCTGAAGGCCGAAGAGTGTGCCCAATGAAGCCGGTACTCATCACGCTAGCAACTACTGTTGCGTACTTCACCGCTGTAGGCGCCATCTTAGCTTCGTTTTGGACCGCTTGATTCCTGGGGGAGGGAAGTCATGGTTGCCATCGTATCCGCACGCTACGGGTTTACCAGTGTGGACATCATTAACAAGCTCGGCGGGCTGGTGTCTCGCCGACGCTTCAAACACCTTGCCATCGCCCTGTTATACGTGAATCACAAGGGCGTCAGTAACATCCGTTTTGAATGACCGCTCTAGGAGGTTCTTATGAAAATCAACAAAGCCCAGATTAAGGCTCTTGACCCTTGCTTACCTGCTTGGACTTGGTACCTCGAAACTAAATCAGACAAGGTAACAGATCTTAAACGACTGCTGCTTAAAACCAACAAGGAAAATCCTTCGTGGGCGCGGTGGTTGTTCACCCATCTTATGACCAGTCAACAGCGCCGCGAAATAGCGATCTATGCGGCGGAGCAAGTGTTACCTCTCTTCGAGAAGCGCTACCCTAACGACAATCGTCCGCGCGCGGCGATTGAAGCAGCGAGACGTGTGCTAGAGAACGACACGGCGGAGACTCGGCAAGCAGCGCGAAACGCCGCCGCCGACGCCGCCTACGCCGCCTACGCCGCCGCCGACGCCGCCGTCGCCGCCTACGACGCCGCCGCCGCCACCTACGCCGCCGCCGCCGCCTACGCCGCCGCCGACGCCGCCGTCGCCGCCTACGACGCCGCCGCCGCCGTCGCCTACGCCGCCTACGCCTACGACGCCGCCGCTAAGGCGAGAAAGGGCATGCAAGAGGCTATTATTAAAGAAGCTGTACGGATTTTAGATAGAGACACCAAGCTTTCGAATAAGAAATCATAAATATATTCAATTTATTGTCGCTATAGGAGACATACATGAAAAAGGTATTTTCGTCACATGCACAGTTGGCCCACGTTTGGGTGCAACAGACTCAAAGCAAGGGCCGCAGCTCGAATATGTTTTTCGAGGGCACCCGCATTTACAGCTACGGGTTTCACTACTGCGCGGCTCGTATCCACACTGTCAAGGGTAAGCGCTTCGCCTTGGTGCGATCTGATGCTTACTCGCATAGTACGGCGAAGCATCTCTGCCGTATCCGCGGCGCCTTGAATAACCTCATGCCGTTTTTCTGTGTCGAGGACATCAGCGACACAGCGCCGGCCTACTACCTGGAAGTCTGGTGACGTTACTATACATACGCAGCACCTTAGGCTGTATAAGGCACAGAGGGAAAGTGTGCATGGTATAGATGCTATACATCTAGCTATATATAAGTATTGACATGAATTGGCTAAACCACGGAGCGCTTATGGGCGATAATGACTATGGGAGGGCAGGAATATGGAAAGGACCACCAAGGCTGCGCTTGTCGCCATGCTTGCTGCTGCAAACGTCGCGTTCGGGTGTAGTGAATTCGAGGTACGTATCCGCGGAGCCACAGGGCCGCATAACGAGGGCGACGAAGGAGCTTGCACAGTGTTCTATTTCGACGCTCACGGGAACCTTGAGGGCGTGGGTATCTGGGACGGCGTGCCCGCGCCAAAGCTGGAGCGGACAGCCGCGTAGCGCGAGTCTACCTCTTCGTCTTACGCAGGAGCGCGAGCTGCTCGCCCAGCTCACGTTCAACCAACACTTCTATAATGTCCGGCGGCGTGACGCCGTGACGCTTGGCAAGCTCTGCCAGGGCTTTCACCGCAGCCTCGCTGAAAGTGAAACTGATTTGGGTTTTGCGCGCGATGCCTTTCGTGACCCACGGGCCTTTGTGCTGCGGTTCGTCTCGTTCACGAAACAGCAGTTCCTCAACGATGCCTACCTTAGGGCGTTCCAGTATTTCGTTAAGTCGGTTCAGCGCTTCGACCATGCTGTGTGTCGCGCGAAAATTCTTAACGGCGGTTTTTGGTCCCGATCTGGGGAGTTTTTGCAGCGGCATTGCGGGGCAGTGTATCAAGGGTGCCTCAGGGGGTCTATCTTTTTTTGTTGACCTTGTATAGTATAATGCTATACTAGTACGTAGGGGGAGAACATGAAGGAATTTCTTACTGCGGCGCGCATCTGGCTGAAACTAGTTACCCGCTCGGGCCGTCGCTAAACAAACAGGCGCTATAGGAGCCAAACATGAGAACGGAAAAGTACTACTACCAAGCAGGCACGATGGATAAGCCCGACAGCGGCGAAGCGCGGGGCTTCTCGGAGCAATGGCAAGCGGAGCAATACCTAGATGAGAACCGCGAGCACGCCGTTGCGGCAGCTCGCCACAGTGACAAAACCCAAGTAGCAAGGGTGTACGAACGAGCCACTGGCCGGCTCTGTGCCATCGAGTACGTGCACGGGACGAAGCCCGACAAGCTGCGCCTCGCTCTCGGTGACTACGATGCTGTGTGCGATGTCGGCGCGGTAGATGGCTTGCCCTACATTCTCTCCGGTGTCTTCGATGACAGGTATCACGAGCAAGGTGAATACCTCACCGATGCTGATGTAGACGCGCTGAACGCGCTTCACGAGCTTGCCGTGGCTGCCTACTATACGAGCCTGCGTTTCCCGTCTCGAGCCACGTTTGAGCGCACTGACAGACCGCGCTTACACTCGCCGCTGTCACGCAAGGAGCGCGCTTGAAGCGCTTCATATTTCACGTACCTGTGAAGCAAGTCATTGTGTGCGCCATCGTCGCGCGGGACGAAGCGGAGGCGAGCCGCCAGCTCGACACAGGCGTATGCGAGCACCTTTACACCAAGCCGGGCACCACAGCGTCAGGCGGGGTGGAACTAGTAGCTGTGGAGGACATTGGCGACTCATCGCCTAAGGGAGATACAAATGCGTAAAGAGCTTAACCTGTCGTTTTGGACCAACGCCGAGAGCGGTAACAGCCTCACTCACCGGGGCGGCCTCACGGCTGAACAAATTGAGGAGCTGAAAAACCTCAAGGTGGGTGACCGTCTCATCCTGTTCACGAACAAGAAGCGTGACAAGGACACCAGCCCTCACTTCAATCTGAAAGTGTACGGCGGACGTGCCCAGGGCGAGGGCACCGAAGGCGGTATCTGATTTCGCAGTAGCTCAATCCTACGCTCTGGGAGGGGCGCACGTATGGGAAAGGCCATCGAGGAGCTTATAGACATACACAGTACGATACGCACGCTGGAGAAGAAGCTGGCAGTGGAACCTGACCCGCGCAAGCGGCATGACATCGCGCAGACGCTTGATCTGCTGGAGTCTTCGCTTGACGTAGTAGTTGACAAATTAGCTCGGGAAAAGAAACAGCCCGCGTGAGCGGGCGAGGGGGACAGATGGGGCAAGGGGCAACGCCGCAAGGCGAAGTGATTGTATGCAGCTATGAGCTGAGGGGCTCGCGGGTAGCGCTTACGCGCGACATTGAGGGCTTCTATTGTGTGCTGGTACAACAGCGCGGCCAAGGGCGCCGGCTCGCTGTGCGCGATGCGAGCCGAGAGGTGGCGCAGGACCGCTACCAACAGTGTGTCACGGCGATGGCGGCCATCAACGGTGGCCATGCTGCATGACCTTGCACACCATCGGGCGAGCTAAGCGCAGCTCGTTCGACATCTTCACCCCGGCGGGCTTGCGTGAGCTTCGTCCGTGCTGGGCTGTGGCCGGTGCGCGTCACAACATGAGCGACTTCCCCAAGATTATTTGCCTGGGCGACGGACGCTTTCTCAACCAACAAACAGGCGAGGTGCTCCATGAAGGGACGTCGTTCGATCACCTATACACCGCTGACCATCGCTGAGCTGGATCGCATCGAGATGGGCGGAAGCATCTACGCCTGGATACGGCGCAAGCTGCAAATCGGGCACGGCATGGCGTACGTGTTCGACGCGCTTATGGCTGTCAAGAAGCTACCCAAGGAAGGAATACGTACATGACCCGCGAAGAGATTGCTCTGCAAATTTTCATCAAGCGTCTGCCGAACGAACCGCTTCTCGACTCCAACCGCGCCTGGTTCCAGAGCCGCGTGACGGAAGCTTATGCGCTGGCAGATATGTTCCGGCAAGAACCGTCGGCGCCGGTGATGGAAGCGACAAGCGAACCGAGTGAACTCGAAGTAGAGGGGGAGCAATGAAAAAATACAAGGCGAGTATCTTTGTCAAAGCGGCAAAACATATCATTATTGGCGTTGGCACTTGCTTCTCGCTTGACAAGTTTACCGGAGACGATGAGCCGCGATACCGATGCGAACGTATAACTCGTTCCGAAAAACTATTCGCCAAGATGCACAAGCCGCGCGGCCTGCGCCAAGGCGACTACTGGTTTCCTCTTGATGAAAAGGGATTCCTGCTGCGGAAGCAACTTCTCCGCGAAGCCGCGCTATGTCTCCGCGAACAAGGCTTCTCGGAGGACTGATGCCGAACATCCTATTCTTTGACGCCGTATCGCCTCACAGCTACACCAGCAACAGTCTCACCACGCGCCCGATGGGCGCAAGCGAAGCGAGCCTAATGCGCATCGCCCGTTCCCTTTCCAGGGAGCCGGGCTTTGTTGCCGCCGTGTTCCAGCTCTGCGACGAGAACCGCACCGAACAGGTTATCGATGGAGTGTTGCACGTCAACGGCGAGAGTGGCTTCGTGCCTGACGTGGTGGTTCACCAGCGCACGGCGACGTTCGTCGAAGCTATGCGAGACGAATATCCGAAGGCGAAACACGTAGTCTGGTTGCATGATGCTGCCGGTGACTGGCTCAAGGACGAGCCTCTGCACCTGGCAGATCGCATCGTCTGTGTGTCTCAGTGGCACCGCGAGAATATCCTACTGGGCCGCACTCCTCCCTGCGCGTCGGTGCTGCCTGACGTTGTTTACAATCCCATCGACCTTGACAACGTTGCCCCGGAGACCAAGGTAAAGGGTAGGTTGGGGTTCTTCTCTTCGCCGCAGAAGGGGCTCGCGCAAGTATGCGCTCTGTTCCGTGACCTCAAAAAAGACCGGCCAGAACTTGAGCTAGTTGTCGCAAATCCCGGCTATTTACCGGATCTGGTGCCTCCCGGTGTCCGCTTTCTTGGCCAGCTTCCGCGCCCGGCGGCGCTCAAGGAGCTGAGCAAGTGCGAGTGCCTCTTCTACCCACAGACTGTGTTCCCTGAAACGTTTGGCTGTGTCTTGGCCGAGGCCAATGCGCTCGGTGTGCCGGTTCTCAGCCATGACCACGGCGCAGCTTTTGAAGTGCTGTGCGGGACGGAAGACAACCACAACGCCAACCGCGTTGTTGATTGCACGATTGACGGAAATGCTCAGCAGCATTTGGCAAACTTACTCCTCAACACACACTACGTGCCCGTAGCAGACCCGCGATTTGCTCTGTCAACCGTCGTGCAGCAATGGAAGCAGCTTTTGGAGGGCACGTATGAAGCGCCGACTGTACCCGAGCCACGTCAAGGTGGGTAAGCATCGCTACCGCATCGACCTCGTGCCGTTCATCGAAGAGATAGCTGGCAACATCACGCGCGGCTACTGCGACCACAAAGCCAAGGTCATCACGCTGCTCACCAAGCAGACGGACAAAGAACTGTTCTCTACCTTCGTCCACGAGCTGCTGCACGCCATTGAACACGAGTACAAGGTGCGCATCCCGCACAAGCTCGTCTACGCCCAGGAAGGGCCACTGTCTGAAACTCTCTTACGTAATTTCCATCTTCTGCCGCGTCGGTAAGGCGGTCTGGATCGCGGCGGCGTTCTACCCGCTTATCGCGCTTGGCTTCTTTCTTGTCGCTTCAATCATTTCTAGGAGTGAAATGACATGGACGGGCTCGTTCTCCTATACGCAATTACATTCATACCTGTCTCGGGCGTTTACGGGTCAGCCATCGACCAAGCCAGAAAAGCGGCCCTTGTCCAAAGCGGCGTCGAAGCCAACTGGCGCCAAGCATCTGCCGCGCTCGAGCGACGTGTGCCGCCGACGATCTTGCGAGCCGCTGCTGTGGGCGCCGCCATCAAACAACGACAACTAATACTCCAATACCGGCCCGTCACCGTCACCGCTTCGCCCGGATCTGCGCGGGCTGTCTTCTCGTGGGGGTTTTGATGCGCCGTTGCAGGACGTGCGGCGAACACAAGCCAGACATTGACTTTCAAGGTTGCAAGACCCGTTGCATCAAATGCTTGTTTCATCAAGTTGATGTGCCAGAGGGGAAACGGCAGTGCTCGTCTTGCAAAGAAGTTTTCCCCTTAGAGCATTTCCACAAGAACGGAAACGGACGTCGTTCTGTCTGTCCTGCTTGCGACCATGGCCGAAAATTTAAACTTACACGCGCCGAGTACGACGATTATTTTGGCCGCGCTGCCTACCGTTGCGAAGTATGTGGGACACGGCCTGCCTCAAGGTCTGACCTACACCTAGACCATTGTCACGCCTCCGGCAAAGTGCGAGGCGTTCTCTGTCGTTCCTGCAACCTCGCCCTTGGCTATACCAACGACAACCCTATCACCCTCGAAAAGCTCATCGCTTATCTAAAAGCTCGCGGCGCTTGACGCGCTACCTGTCTCCTAGTATAACCCCGTCTAGGTAGACAGTTCGATCCTGCCCTCAGCCACCACTAATCACTCTAACTAAGTGAAAGTACTAGCGAACGTGCAGAAAGTGTCTACCGGCGAGGTAGGCAGTGTAGCACTCCGCTAAGCTGTGTCTGCCTCTCAGCCGATGAGGTAGATATGAGCTATTGGGTAAACAAGCGGCGTAGACAAGACGGCGCTGAATACTGGCGAGTGCTGTTCGCTATACAGGAAAACGGCGAGCGGAAGGCACGACACGTACCAGAAAGTCAGTACCTTCAACACGGCTTCCGCGCAGACATGACCGTGGATGAAGCCAAAACTAGGGCGAAACAACTTAACGCCCAGGGGCACCTTGAGCGCGCGAAGGCCAAAGCTTTCGCCAGGCTCAGCCGGGAAGAAAAAGTGGTCAGCGCGTTTCTTCCCTCTGCACTAACTGATCCATTTCTTGTTTATCTAAAGCAAGAGATAGACATTGGCCCGACCGGGCCTAAGAAATGGAAGAAGGTTCTGTGTCACTGGGAGTACGTCAAGCGTATGGTGGCTGCCATCGAGCGCCCGCCTAGCCAGTGGGAAGAGAGTAAGCGGCGGTTCTACGACTACATGGCCAAGCAGGAAACTAGCTTGGAGTACGTCGGAAAGATACTGCGCATACTGAACATGTGGGGAGTCTTTCAGGCTAGAAAGACGGGGCAGAGCTTCATCCCCGTACCTTCGCCGAAGGGGTATGACCGCGAGCTAATCGCCGAAGCTTTCGCCGACTCAGACAAAAAGAAAAAGACGAGCTTGCCCATCACGCCGGAGCAGCTCGAGGCAGCTCGAGGCCGCTTGTCGGCCGAGCAGTACCGTTGGCTCTACCTTTCCGTGTGGCTAGGCTTGCGCCCGCCCGAAGTGGACAGCCTCGCTACTGCCCGGTTGTCACGCGAGCAGGGTGTACCTGTTGTCTGGGTGTACCAGAGCAAGCTTCGCGGGGTCCGCAAAGAAGACCGCTACAAGCCCATTCCCATCCTCTACCCGGAGCAACGGAAGTGCCTTGAGATGATGAAAGAGCCGGTCAAGAGGCCGCTCGTCAAGACAGTGCAGAAGCACGTACTGGCCGGCGCGAACCTGTACGGAGGGCGCAAGGGGTTCACCGACCTGATGCTCTCGAGGGGCCAAACGCTTGAGGATATATCTACCTGGCTGGGTCATGCTACGATTGAGCGTACGTGGGCCAGCTACAAGCAACGCCAGAAGGTGTCTTTCAGAAAGGTGTCCTAATGAAAGCTCTAACGACCGCGCTATTAACGTTTCTCGCCATTTTTGTTAATAGCGGCACCAGCCACGCCACGGTGTACAAGCGCACCCTACAGCAGCAGCCCACTGACCAGGAGCAAGATGCGACCGCTCCAAAAAAGAAAGCTCGCCCTGCGGCGCAGGAGGAGCTGACGTTGTGCCCGAACGGCAAGTATGTAAGGGGCGACTCGTGCAATGTGTGTCCTGACGGCAGCTACGTAGGACACGAGGGCTGCGAGCTGGCGCCGGACGGCACGTATCATTAGATCACACGAAGCGTGAAGGGAGCGCCGGCTTGGAGCGCCATGAAGGCGTCAAAGGCCGCTTCGGACGAGACGACGCATTCGTCCACCTTGTCCAAACTGGTGCCGAGCAGAATGCAGCCGTCTGAGTCGCGGTTATAGTTGCCCTTGTGGAGTAGTATGCCCGTATGTCCGGGCACGTTCGTCACTTCGTAAAGCTGTCGAGGGCCGCCGTGGTCCAGGTGGTGAGTGCCGAGCACGCAGGTATACGTTCCCGCCGGCACCTTCGGTGCGTAGCTTCCATCCGGCTGCTCGAAGGCGTGCTCTAGCGTGACCGCGATGATTTTTCCGCCAATATCCGCCAACTCGGAGATGACGCCCCAACTGTTGTAGCTTTGCCTGGTAAGGGTGAGGTTCATTCCTTGTCCTCCCGCACAACCACCACGTCGGGCTTCTTTGGCTCCGGCTTTTGCCCGGCCAAGATGATCTGAATGCCGCCCTTCTCTCCGCTGTCCTTCTCCGCGGTCTCGACGCCCATAGCGCGGAGGACGGTAATGGCGGCCTGAAGGTTGTTCTTCTCGAGGTTGGCCTTGATGGCCTTCACGGCGAGCGGAGCCAGCTTCCCAATTTCGTTCTTCAACGCAGCCTTGCTCACGGACACGGCTTCGTTGCCAATTTCCTCCACGAGCTGCTTGAACCTATCGTCCGCTTGTATCTTTCGGACGAAGTGGTTGCTGATGCCGAGCTTCTTGGCCAACGTCTGCACGGCGGTAACGCCAGACGCAGCCAAGGCGGCGGCTTTCTTGATGGTCGCCTCTGACATAATTTCTTCTGTCGTCAGCGGGGGAGCTTCGTCGGGAGCGGGGGCTTGTTCGGTCATAGTGGTGCCTCTAACAATGCCCCATTTGTCGCTGTATAGTACTATGCAATACCTATACCAACGGGGTAGCCTTAGGCTGAGCACGGTCTCCTCTGGCCGCCTGCGGCGGTTCGACAAGAAAAGTGAACGGCGCGTTAGAAAGTGCTTGACACCCGTGAAAAATGTATAGTACTATACAAGTAAGTCTAAGCCGCCAAGTGATACGTACGTTTTAAGCGCGCTCTTACGGCGCCAGCGTGCTGCCAAGACTTTGCCCTACGTTATTCCACTTAAGGAGAGAACCAACATGAGCAAGCGTCTTACTTCTTTGCAAAAGAAACGTCTCGAGAAGGTACTCGGCATCAAGCTGTGCGCTGGCATGGGCGACTCGGTCGATAAAGCCGTGTGCGTGATGCAGGCTGTGGACTACGTATCTTCGGGCGGTCTCACTGACTCGCCGGAGTGCGCTTGCCCCGTGCTCACTCGGTTCGCCATCAAGCTGAACGATCGCGGATCGGACGAGCAGCGCCAGCGGCTCAAAGAGCTTATTCCTCAGCTCATCGGCTCCCGTGACAACGCCTCGAAGGATCGCGCTGCTTTCATCGTGCATGGAGTGGTGACGAAGGTACTGACGCTTCTGATGAAAGAAATTGGTCTGACCAAAGAGGTGGAGGAAATTCAGCTTTTCAAGGTGGGACAGAACAAAGAGATGCAGGAATACTGCAATGGGCTGCGGCCAAAGATGCGCGAGGCGATGGCTAAGCGGCTCGGCTTCAAGAGCTACGCCGACGCCGCCGCCTACGCCGCCGACGCCGCCTACGCCGCCGACGCCGCCGCCGACGCCGCCGACGCCGCCTACGCCGCCGCCTACGCCGCCTACGCCGCCGCCTACGCCGCCGACGCCGCCTACGCCGCCGCCGCCACAAAGGACGCTTTCATCAAATTGAAAGCGAACATTTGGGAAGAGTCTTTTGTCGTCCTGTCGAAAGCTTGCTCCCTCAAGAGCAAGAAGAAGGCCGCGTGATCCCCTCAGAGCAACAAGCATCCCTGCCGCCGAGGGTGTGGGTCCGCGCTTGCGAGATTCGTGATCCCTCCGAAGGACGCCACGGAGTTTTCGCATTCAATAAGCCGCGAGAACACGCGTGCGCCAATGATGTTCCCGAGGTTCCCTACATCCCGGAAGCCCTGGCGAAGGAGCGAGAGAAGGCCGCGAGGGTGGAAGGGAGGGCCGAACTTGCGCGAGAGGTAGCCACGAACTTGTTAAACCGCCCCGTTGACGGGTGGCAGTCCATCATCGGTTGGCTTCGCTACATCGAGAAGCAGGCCCGCCCCCATCTCCCGAGCCGACCCGAACAGGGAAGCGGAGGCGGCACTGGATGCGTGCGTCGATGAGCTGATCGTCGAGCTTCGCAAATTTCAGCGGCTTCCTTCGTACTCCGGGCAATACACGGACGAAAAAATTGAACGAGCGAAGGCGGCTGTCGCAGCCCTGAAGGCGAAAACCAATAAGGAGAACGTATGAGTTTTTTACTGCACAGTATTTGTTTGATGATCGGTGGCTTCACTCTCGGCGTGGGGATCGGGAAGCGCAGACAAAACGAGTGGACGGCACTTATCCTGTCTGTTCTCGGCTTCGGTCTTATGTGCCTCACGCTTTTCCTCGGAGTCCGCGCATGACCGACATCCCTAAGTCTCCCGGCTCCGCGACCGAGGGGGAGGAGAAGCCTTTCCGGTGGACTGTTGTAAAAAACAAGGATGAACTTGAGGCTTTCTATCGCAGAATCCTCCACAAACTCCGTGAAGCCGCTTGTTTCCATGGGTACGCTTTGGGTGTCCATGGCTCGCTCCGACGCGACCTAGACCTGATCGCTGTCGCGTGGATTGATGGCGCCTCTGACAGAGAAACACTTGTGCGCGCTCTTCATAAGGCAGCGTGCGGGCTGACTTCGCAAAGCTACCAATGGGAAGAAAAGCCGAATGGAAGAATGGCGACGTGCTTCCCGATTTGTTTTCCCGAATGGCACACGGAAGAAAAGTCTCTCGGCCACATTGACCTCTCCGTAGCCGCTTCTCCTTCCGCCGCCAAGTCGGAGCTGGAAACCTATCGCCAGCGCGCAGCGACAGCAGAGCGGGAGAAGAAAATCCATTGCGAAGCCGCTTCCCGCGCCGTGGAGAATCTGGAGGCCGAAAGAGACGCCGCCCGAGCCGAGCGGGATGCGCTCAGCGAAACTCTCGCCTTGTCGGTGTCGAAGCACCTTTACGACGAGGCAATTGGACAACGCGATGCCGCCATAACTCGGATGCATGATCAGGACACCTGGGCGGCGGTATGCCAGGAAGAGAGAGACGCCGCCCGAGCCGAGCTGGCCGCTGCGCTGAAGGGTCACGGAGATGGCTACGACGCTCTGTGCGCGGAGATTGCCACCCTTCGGGAGAGAGCGGAGAGGGCGGAAGGGCTACTGGTGTCTTTTCCAGGCCTGAATTGCGACACCGAAGAAGTGATTATTTGGGCGCACAAGGTCGGCGCCGCCCTCCGCTCCGTATCCCCTGCCCAAACGAAGGAGGAGAAGGAATGAACCTCTTCCGCTACAGCACGCTCTCCGACGCTTACAAATGTCTACATTACTACGAGCTAAAGCACTTGCTGGGTCAAGACGACGGCTCAGACCGGAGTGGAGATATGGCGTTTGGCACTGCCATTCACACCGGCGTGCAAGACCTGTTCGAGATTGGCAACGGCGTCGATGCCTTCACCGATGCGTGGGCAGCTCGAGAGGACGACGAGCTGGAATACAGCCGCTACCAGTGGGCTGACCTGATGCGAATGGGAGCTACTCTTGTAGAGGTGTTCCGTGACGAGCACCTAAAGCACTTCCAAGCCGCGCATTTGGAGAAGCAACTCGAGGCTCCTCTGTCGGAAAACATCGGCTTACGTGGAACGGTTGACTTTCTTGGCACCTACCGAGGTACGCCGAGCGTCGTGGACTGGAAGACGAGCGCGATGCCTTACGACGCCTACAAGATTAGATGCAACGAGCAGATGTACGGCTACGCTTACATGTCTAGAGTAGCCCTTGGCTTCAAAGCCGTGCAGGTGGTGTACGGCGTGGCGATCAAGGACGCCAAAAATCCCCGCTGGCAATTTCGTACCACTGCGCTGTCCGACGCCATTCTGCGGGAGAAGATGAACAACGTAGAGCAGGTGTGCAACCGTCTGGCGGCCGGAGGCCCTTTCTACAAGAACCCCGGCGCCTGTGTTGTCGGGAAGCGTGTGTGTCCGTTCTTTGAAAAATGCCATGGAGGGCAGGGCAGTGGTGGAGAGGAAAAGACCTGATGTCGTGGGATTTGCTATCGCAGCTCTCAGACGCGCTAGTTATCGCTGGTGGGCTCGTGGCGTTGTTTCTACCGCCGCTCGTATTTCTCGCGGGGTGTACAAATGCGCCGCCTGTGCGGGTCATTTTGGAAGACGAGAAGTGCAAATCGACCATATCCGCCCCGTCGTTCCTGTCTCCGGCTGGGACTCGTTTGATGGATTTGTCACGCGGCTATACTGCGGACCAGAGGAGCTTCAAGTGCTCTGTCGTCCCTGCCACGCCGCAAAATCCAAGGAGGAAAACCGTGAGCGAAGAGAGAACAAAGCGAAAGCGTCCGCTGGTGCAGCGTCTCAAGGAGATTGTGGAGGAGACGCGGCAGCGGGAAGTCGCAAAGCGCATCGAAGAAGCAAGCGCAAAGCTGCTGGGTGACGATTACCACTTCGTCTACACGCAAGAAGCCAACGCCCTGTCGGTGGTGCCGCTCGACAGGCTTGACGCCTTCGTGTCGGAAGTGAAGCGTATTCGCACCGATCTTGAAACCGAATACGCGCTTGCCGCGCAACAGCTAGGAGAACAGTATGAAGAATATGAATGACATCGAAAATGAACTGAGTGGACCTATCCCGCGCTCTGCCGTGAGCGAGCGTCAAGGCCCCGGCGGGCGCAGCCTGTCCTACCTTCAGGCCCACTACGTCATCGACCGCATGAACAAGGTGTTCGGTGCGCTTAACTGGAGCAGCAACACCATCGAAGTAACATGTGTCCACAGAGGCGAAATTGAGAGCTACGGCAAGAAGAAGCACACGGCCCATTACCTCGCTCGTGTCCAGATCGAAGTGCAGGCCAAGGGAGCTGACGGGCAGGTGTACCGCACGAGCCACGTCGGCACGGGCTACGGCGACGGCGACGATGCGCAGAACCCCGGCAAGGCTCACGAGCTGGCTATGAAGGAAGCCGAGAGCGATGCGCTCAAGCGCGCCATCAAAAACCTCGGTCAAAGCATGGGTCTCGCGCTGTACGACAAGGAACAGTCGAACGTGGCAGACGACGCTCCGGCCTCTTCGGTGTCGGTCGACGACCAAAATCCGCAAAGTCACGACTACAACAAGAAGCCGGCGCCTAAGCAAGAGCGTCCTAGCGCTAAAGGCGCCCACGCTGACCGCCCGCAGGGCGCACCGACGAACCGTGCGAAGCTCAACGAGAACCTGGCTCGAGTGGCTCGCATCCTCAACGAGAACGGCAAGCAGCCTTTCGCCGTCACCAAAGAGTACATGCAGAAGACATATGGCACCCAGACCAAGGAGCAGCTTTCCGACCAGCAGGCCGAGGAGCTGTACGCTACGCTGAGCAAGCTCGCAGGCTAAAGACTTCCCTGCTTGGTAGTAAAGCCCCTGGCCCCGTCAGGGCGTGCGTGACCCACTACGTGTCAGTAGGCTAAGCCGAATGATGTCAACGAGGGACGCACAACCGGGGCATTTATTTCTGTCTCAGGAGGGGACTATGAACGCACAGGAAGTGGCGTCTTGGCTCGATGTTGTCTATGCAGAGCTGGTGCTTCGTTGCAGCGGGGAAGCCGTTCACGCACTCGGTCGCTCTTACGTGGCCGGCGGCGCGATCGTGTCCCTTGTCCTTGGCGAAACACCAAACGACTATGACATCTGGTTCCGCTCGCTCGAGGACTGGCAGGCCGCAGTGGACGGGCTGACGCTTACCCCGATCCGCAAGAGCAAGTACTCCTACACCTACCTCTTACCGACCGGAAAAGAAATCCAGCTTGTAAAGAGCAGGCTGGGGGAACCAGCCGACGTGGTGGGCACCTTCGACTTCAAACACACGCATTGCTATTACGAGCTGGGCAAAGCGCCGGTGTACGACGAGGCATTCCTATTATCGAAGCGCCTGGTGTTTGTTCGCGGCAACCTCTGCCATCCTGTCAACACTGTACAGCGGGTGCTTAAGTTTGTGCGTCGGGGCTACTCCGTTAGCAACCAGAGCATCGCGGATCTGATGAACGAAGTCGGCGCCATCTACAAGAAGCAGATGGACGCCTTGGAAGCAGCAAGCAGCTTCGGCGATGACGAACGGGGCGAAATGCATGTGTTCTCTCCTGAGTGGGGCGGAGGCGAGGGGAGCCGCTAGCATGGACTTCCACTTTTATCGTCTCGACGGTGAGGGCCTCACTGCGCTCATCGACGTTTGGAACAAGCAGGGAACGCCTGTAGTGCTCGACATCGAGACTACGGGGCTTGACCGCTTCACTGACAGACTCATTAGTTTCCAGCTCTGCCCGGTTGGATTTACAACCGCCTACTATATCGAGGCTGAACATGCGCACCTGCTTGCTCGTCTGTCTGTACCTCTTGTACTGCACAATTTTAAGTTTGATTTTGCTTTCCTGCGCCAGCAAGCAAATGTTGACCTGCGCTACCTGGACGTGCCAGGAGACGACGCTGCTCGGAGAAGAACCGTCTCCGACACGATGCTCATGCACCACCTCCTTGACGAGAACGCAGATCATTCACTAGACGCCATTGTAAAGGAGCGCTGGAATGACGACTACAAAGAGCGCTTTTGGGCGACTCACAAAAGCTTTGACGAAGCTGCTGCGGACGAACAGCTCGACTACGCCTGTCGAGATGTTGTGTACACTGGACTACTCTACAACGCACTTTTGTCCGAGCTGCTACGAGCAGGTGTACCCGACAGTCTTGTGGAACACACTCACGCACTCGCCCTTGCTCTCTATGCCACAGAAGTGCAGGGCTTGCGGGTGGACCTTGACTACCTCCTACGAGTCGGCGAACAGCTAAAGACTCGCATAGCATCGCACGAGAGCGTGCTCCGTGCTGCCGCCCCACTCGAGGTGGACGCCGTCGAAATGGCCCGCTGGGAGAAGGAGCTGTCCAAGCGCAAGACTCCGCGGGGAAAAGCGGGGGTGAAGCGGCCGAGCTTTAACTGGGCCAGCGGCGATGATCTGCAAGCGCTCATCTACGGCGAGCTGGGCGTGAAGCCAGTGGTGAAGTGGAGCAAGGCTAAGCGCCAGCGCGTGCCGACGCTCGATGACGCGGCCTTGGAGGAACTAGAGGATGCACACCCGGTCATCAAAGGCTTACGAGATTACCGCGAAGACGCCAAGGTCTTTGGCAGCTTTATTGAGGGTACTCTTGAGCGGCATCGAGGCGGGCGAGTTTACCCCAGTTTTCACGTCAACGGCACCGTTACGGGACGCATCAGCTCCGCGGACCCTAACCTCCAGCAGCTACCTAGAGACGGAGGAATTCGTGGCATCTACGTGCCGGACGATGGGCACCTGCTTGTTAGCTGTGACTACGCCCAACTTGAGGTTGTTGTTGCGGCTCACTATTCGCAAGACCCGGCGCTCCTCCGCATCATCAAAGAAGGTGCAAGCAAGCACGACATCACGGCGGAAGGTCTCGGCATTGAGCGCCAGCTAGCAAAGCGCATCAACTTCGCTCTCGGCTATGGCGCCGGCAAGTGGAAGATCAAGAGCATTCTGGGATGCTCAGAACGTGACGCCGAGGACGCGCTTCGTCGGTATTGGGAAACCTACGCCGGGGAGAAGAAGGTCATCGACGAGTGCCAGAAGCGGGTTGATGACGGGCTTCCGATTGTCAGTATGTTCGGGCGACAGCGTCACTTCCCTCAAACGTTCGCCAAGGACAGCGAGCGCCAGAGAGCCTACCGACAGGCATACAACTCTCTTGTCCAGGGCACGGGCTCCGACATCTGCCACAGGGCTTTCTATACCTGCGCCGATGCATTCGCCTCGTCGAAGCTCGGCCGCGCCTTGTTCGAGGTGCATGACGAAATACTCGTGGAGGCAAGCTCCACTCGCGTCGAAGAAGCCCGCGAGGCGTTGACCCGTATCATGCTGGAGGCGGGAAAGGTGCTGTCTGTTCCCCTCGGCGTGGATTGTGGCGAAGGTATGGCCAGGTGGGAAAAAGGCTGACGAGTGTAAAAAGTAGTTGACCACCGTGTAAGAAGTATAGTATAGTAATATACATGGATGGGGTTGGGGCGACGGCAATAGTAAAGGCATTCGCGCTGGCTTCGCTGGTTACAGGGGTGGACCCAGCACTGCTTAGCAGCCTTTGCTTCGTAGAAAGTCACCACAACATACACGCGCTGGCTGCACAGGATGGGGGCAGCCCGAGCTATGGCATCTGTCAAGTCAAGCTACGTACGGCGCGGGCACTCGGCTACGTCGGGCGGGCGGCTGGTCTCATGGATTTAGAGACCAACGCCCTCTATGCCTCGATGTACTTAGCGACACAGAAGAAGCGGTTTGGCTCATGGGAACGGGCGGTGTCGGCGTTCAATGCCGGGCACCCGATCAAAAGCAACCGTCAGTATGTACGGCGAGTGATGGAGGGGTGGAAACGTGGCATTCGTGAAAGGCGCCTTTTACAGATGTATTGATAACTTCCACGTATACGGCGCGTTGCCTTTGACGCTAGGCAAGCTTTACGAATGTTTTGATTACTCGGCAATGATCGGTGCCGTGCTGGTTAAGGCTGACAACGGTAACAAAAGCTGGAGAGACGCTTCTAAGTTTGACCCCACTCCAGTACAGCCCGTTGCTCCTTCTCCCGTGGCCGCTCATGTGGCGGCGATGCAGGGCCACAACGCAGCCCCGAAGCTCGGCCCGTCTGTAACGAAGACAGGCGCCATCTGCTCATGCGGGAAGCAGGCCGAGAAGAAGATTTTTGCGACGTTCGAGTACTGGTACTGCCCTGTGTGCAAGACCGAGGTGGGCGGCAAGGCCGCTATTTCTAGCGGACTAGACTCTGGTTGGGTGGACGTCCTGAGATACGCGGCGGTGCCGTCTTCGCTCAGCCAACAAGGCAAGCAGGGCCATGCCGGCGTACTCACTTGTCCGGTGGTGGCTCTGAAGGGCGAAGCTATCGTTTGCTGTAACTGCGGCCACACGAAAACTTTTCTGCTGGGCGACTTGCCGACGTTAGACCCTAACGGGCACCGGGCCTGGAGTAACTCCTATTTAGATTTCAGCGCGGATATCGGCAAATGCAGTTCGTGTGGGAGTGACCCAAGCTGTGCCAAATTCACCGGAAAATTATACGTACAAGGACGAGGCTGGGTGTGAGCGACCAAGCAACAGGAGGTTGCGATTTTGATGCCCTTGTCGAAGAGGCGGAACTTGGCCCTGCTCGCCGTCTTGGCTCTGTGGCTGTGGATCTTGCTGTACGTAGCCAGCGCACTGGTTTTACCGCGTTCGACCGCCATTTGCTCGTGCGCGCCTCCAGACCCGATTTGTGTGTCATCGGGGCACGGCCAGGAAACGGTAAAACGAGTTTCCTTGTCCAAGTACTGCGCAATGTAGTGAAGGCCGGAGAGGGCGCGGCGCTCATGTTCTCCCTCGAGATGGACGCAGGACAGCTCAAGCAGCGCGCCATGGCGTCGGAGCTGAAGGCTCCTATCAACCGTCTGCAACACCTGCCGGAACAGCGCCTCAAGGCCGCGGAGCAAAAGCTTGAAACTGAAGAATTCTATGTGGACGACACTTCTGGTCTCGACATTAATCGCCTGCGCCAGCGTGCAATGGCTCGAGCAAAGCGATCCAAGCTGGCAGCCGTGGGAGTCGACTATTTGCAGATTGTTCGGTCTGATGGTGGCGATAAGCGCTCTCAAGTCGGTGCTGTCGCAGAGGGACTGAAGACGCTGGCCAAGGACTTAGGCATACCCGTCATCGCGCTCGCACAGATGAGCCGTGACATCGAAAAGCGCCAGCAGCTATCCCGCTCCGCCAGACCTGCGATGAGCGACCTACAGGAATGCTCCCTTGTCGAAAACTGGGCTGACCAGATCGTATTTCTCGACGGCGCAGGAAAGCGAGACCCCAGCAGGGCGGGCCAGATTGATACCTACGTGGCCAAGAACCGACACGGCCCGATTGGCGAGTTTGTCCTCGCGTTCGACCCGGACACAACGACGTTCAAAGACTTTGAGGAAGGTATATGAGCGGTGAAGTGCTGGACATGTCCGCGCATAGGGCGTCTAAGCGCCGCGAGGGTTTGCGCAAGGATCTTATCATCACTTTCAAAAACCCGCTGCTGAGACTGAAGAAGGAACAGCTCGAGCAGGTAAGGCAAGCGCTCGCCAAGGCGCTGCTTACCAATCAGGCTTCTGCCGAAGAGTTGCGCCTAAAGTGGCAGCTATTACACGAGGTGTTGAATGACTCAGTTTGAATCGTACGAAGTGAGCGATGCGGACTTCGTAGCTGCGTGCAAGAACGCTCCTTACTGGGCCAAGAAGCGTTGTCTGAAAAAGATGCAGAAGGTTATTTACAACTACGGCTTCAAGCATGACGCGAAAAACGACAAGTGGTTCCCTGTCGTTAACACACGTCCGCCGAAGGACGTAGAAGAGTACGTAAAAGGTTTTTGTTGGAGGTACCGAGATGAAGGGCAAGCTGGTCAAGATCAAAAGCACGCACAACAATGTTCGCACCTCTGAGATTGTCGGCGAATATAACGAGTCGCCGGCCGTTGGCCAACGTTTTCGCATGACGGCCCCTCCGCTTGATCCGACTTACTACACGCGCGTTGTTGTAACAACTCCCGTACAAAATTCTGAGACGGTAGGCAACGTCACTCGGTTCACGACGGAGAACAGCACTTATGAACTGCACGAAGAAGAAGCGGCCGTGTCTCCGCTGCGGAAAGAAGTTTAGCACTACGCCGGAAGTGCGTATCTGTTCTCAGTGCAAGAACCCAAACAGTTTTCTGGGCAACCGAGACAAGAAAAACTCCTATGCCGGCTGGCACGAAGCTAGCGGCGGTTTCGACTACTACAAGGATGGAAGAAAATGACGAAAAAGATTTTCGTTGTCGGCATCAGCGGCAAGCAGGGAAGTGGAAAGACCACGCTAGCCAAAGGACTCCTTTCGCAGGTGAGGTGCGGGCACCACGTAAAGTTTGCGGACCCTCTCTACGACATGCACGAAGCTATTCGCGGCGTGCTTAGTAAGTACGGGAAGGAACTGGCTGCTAAGGACGGCAAGCTGCTCCAACTGCTCGGCACCGAGTGGGGGCGCAATACGCAGGGCGAGAACATCTGGGTAGACCTCACCTTCAACCGCATTCAGCAGATTGCTGCGAAGGGAGAGCCCGCGCTCATCGTCGTGGACGATTGTAGGTTCCCTAACGAGCTGTCAATGTTTCGTGACGTGGCTTTCTGCGAGGATGTCGGAGTGCTGACGGTACGCCTTGAGTGCGACGAAAGTAAGCGGAAGGTGCGAGCCGAAGGCTGGCGCGACACCACCAACCATCCCTCTGAAACAGCGCTCGACGGGTATGAGAACGGATTTGACATGGTGGTTGACGCCTCAGAACTGAACGCCGAGGCTGTACTGTCGGCCGTGGTTGGTTGTATCGGCGATATGGGAGTTTTCAACAAACGCAAGCCCTACATTCCCGGCGGCGAGGCGTAGCTGTGTGCAACGGATCTTGTGCCCGGTTCACGAAGAAGAGACACCAAGCTGTGTCGTCTACGAGGACCACTGGAAGTGCTTCGGGTGCGGAGCCTCTGGACCCCTCTCACAGCTCGGACTTGAGGGAGCGAGAGCTGTTCCTCAACGCCCTCCGGTCAACTTGGAAGAAGAGTGTGCGCGGATTGCAGCGCTGCCTAGGGCTAGCGTGCGAGGGCTTAGCCTTCCTGTTGATGATCGTGGGTACTACATTCTTTGGCCTTGCGGTGGCTACTATAAGCATCGGCTGTTTTTTCCGCGGCCTGGGCAGAAGTACATCGGACCCCGTGGGCACAAGAAGCCGCCGTTTTGGGCAAGACGTGACGCAGGCAACAAGGCGCTTTTTCTCGTCGAAGGAGAGCTGAACGCCCTGTCCTTGGCGCAGGCCCCGTCTGCGGACGGTTGGGACATCTGCTCGCCGGGCGGTGTGGGTGACTTCAAGGAAAGCCTCCTGCCGCTATTCACCTCCTACACTCGTTTCTGTCTCGTTCTCGACAAAGACCAGCCTGGCTTGGACGCCGGGAAGAAAATGAAGGACATGCTTGTTCGACTCACTCCCTACGTGGAGCTGCGGCTGGTACAGCCGGATCTGAACGAGCTTCTGCAAAATGAAAGACTTCAGGAAGAAGTTAGAAGCTGGGCTCTGCCCACCAAGTAGTCTGTGCAAGCTGGGTCATGACCAATCTGCCTACTACGAGCACACGGGCCATGCCTGCCCGTGCGTGGAGAAGCTGCTGCCAAAGCCGGGCGTCGGGCACCACGAGGTACACAATCTCTCTGTCGCGGAGGCGGTCAAGAGCCGCGAGGACGAGCTGGTTGAGATGTTGGACGAAGAACAGCTAGCTCGCGCCATGGGCGAAGAGGAGCAGGAGCTAAGCTCCGACGAGGACAAGTTTCGCGCCCACCTCGAGAACGCCGGCCTAAATGAGCGTCTGGAAAAGCTGCTCGAGCTGCGTATCCTCCAGGGCCTTACGTTCACGGAAATAGCGACCGAGCTGAAGTACGCCGACCGGCGCGGGGTCTTTTCGTCGTATCGAGAAGCATTGAAGCAACTGCGGAGGACAATGAATGTCAAAAATTAACGGGCCGCGCATTCTCACGCTCGACATCGAGACCCGTCCCATAGAGGCGTATGTCTGGGGGCTTTGGCAACAGAATGTCGCCGTCAACCAGATCAAGGAGGACCGCCATATCCTCTCTGTCGCGGCCAAGTGGGTGGGCGAGCGCGAGATGTTCTACTTCGATCTGCGCCACGCCATTACACTCGAGGGTGAAAAACGCCTGCTTGAAAAGCTCGCCAATTTGATGAACAAGGCCGACGTTCTCCTTGGCCAGAACATCGACGCCTTTGATCTGCCCATCATCAAGGGTCGCATGGCGGCGCAGGGCCTTAAGCCGCTCAAGACGCTGCGGACCATCGACACGAAGAAGCTCGCCAAGAAAATGGGGTTCACGTCGAACCGTCTTGAGTATCTGTCGGAAAAGCTTTGCACCAAATACAAGAAGCTCAAGCACAAGAAGTATCCCGGCTTCGAGCTGTGGCTCGCCTGTCTCGCTGGTGACAAGGCCGCGTGGGAAGAGATGGAGAAGTACAACAAGCACGATGTCCTCTCCACGGAGGAGCTGTACACCAAGCTCGCTCCTTGGGGCACTGGCATCAACGCCTCCACTTACATCAAGGACAGCCACCCGCGCTGCACGTCCTGTGGCTCGGAACACCTGGTGCCACGGGGTTGGAAGTACACCGACACGGGGAAATACCGCCAGTACGTGTGCAAGGACTGTGGGGCGTGGCCTCGCGGCAGCCACAACTTTCTTACGCCTGAGAAAAAGGCGAGCTTACGGAGGAGAACGTGACCAAAGACGAATTGTTGGCGCAAGCCATCAGAAACGAGATGCGGACCAACCAGGCGCAAATCCTGGTGCTCCAGGGGGAGAACAATGGACTGGCAAAAGTGTTGGACAAGCTTGAAGGCGGGAGCATCGTGGCTGGCGAGCCGCCCAGTGCTCGTGTTGACGGCGGTAGCGAGCATTCTAGCTCTCCTGTTGCGAACCAAAGCGAAGGAGCTGGCGGTGGAGAAGGACAAAGCAGCCGAGTCGGAGACGAAGGTGCAACTCCAGGAACAGACGGAGGCGCAGCATGAAGCTGAGAAGCAATCTGCTGACTCTCGCGCTGATTGGGAGTCTTTTGCATCCAAGCACCGCGTGGTCGACGGAGACCACGACGGACAGCCTGACTAACACTTGCGAAGAAGACCTGCGGGTGTGCGTCGACAAGTGCGACAAGGCGCTGGCGGATCAGGACAAAGTCATCGAGCTGGGCCACAAGGTGCAGGCGACGCAGAGCGACCTGATCGCGCTGCAAGACAAGCATATCGCCGATCTGTCGAAGGACGACGGCGGGAGCATTCTGAAAAATCCAATCTTGTATCTGTTCGTCGGCGCGGTAGTCGGCGGGTTTCTTGTCGGGAGGGCGAGGTAATGAAGGTTCTATCTGCTTTTGTCGCTTGCGCGATCTTGCTGTCAGCCTACGTAGTGGGCCTCACGCTTCGCATCGCCATCATTGCGGCCCCGTTTGTGCTCGCGGCATGGGCCATCAAGCATTTCATTTTCTAGGAGGGAAGACATGAGAGGACAATACGTATTTCTGCTGGCACTGATGTCGGCACTGTTTGGGTGGGGCGCCTACAGCCTCGTGTTCGGCAACAGCGAGGCAGCCAGCTTCGTAGGGCAGGCGGTTACGTCGACGCCGGCCACGCCGATCTTGTCGGCCAAGGACATCGTGAAGAAGTCGGAGGGCTACGTGCCGGAGGAGACCATTACGCTCTCCCGCAGCAACACCGTAAGCTTCCGCAACATCGTCCTGCCGGACACCGTGGCGAAGGCGCAGATGGAGCTGCTGACCAAGAGCAAGTCTCTCCCCAAAGGGGCGCCGATTTACCTCGTGCTGGACACTCCGGGCGGTGACATCAACGCCGGGATGCAGCTCGCGGACACGGCGCGGGGCCTTGGCCGCCCTGTGCACACCATCACCAACTTCGCCGCCTCCATGGGGTTCTACCTCGTACAGCGACTCGGCAAGCGCTACATCACTCCGTCCGGCACGCTCATGGCTCACCGGGCTCGAGTGGAGGGCGTGGGGGGGCAAGTGCCTGGCGAGTTTCTCACTGCCGTCAATCTCATCTACCGTCAGGTGACGAAGATGGAAATGCAAAACGCCGCGCGTCTCGGGATTAGTTTCGAGAAGTACACGGCGTTGGTGAAGGACGAATACTGGGTAACTGGCGAAGACGCGGTGGTGGCCGGCGCGGCCGACTCGCTCGTCAACATCAAGTGCGACGACTCACTGAGCGGTACGACGGCGGAGAGCTTTCAGACGCTCTTTGGCGAGGCCACGGTGGAATACTCCAACTGTCCGGCCATCAGCTCGCCGCTGAGCATTCACTTCGCCAATCAGAACGAAGAGGCGCAGCGGTACCGGAACGACTACAGCCTGTTCCGCCGGTCTCTGCTTAGAAAATAAGGTGGAGCAGGAGCTTGCCCAACACCGCCAGGGCGAGCGTACCGAGAGCACCAAAGATGTAGCGGTTGATGTCGTTCTGCTTCTCAAGCGGGATGAAGCGCTGGGCCTGTACCTTCTGCTCTTGTTGGAGCGCAAGGCTACGGGCCTCGTGCTGTCTGAGCAGCTCGTTGTGAACGGCTCCCTGCTTGATGAGTTCCTTTACGTCCTGTTTTATCTCAGACAGATCAGTCTTAATTGCGTCCACCGCCGCCTCCAGTGCTGAGCAGGTTGATGAGAGCTTCTTTCGACACCGGCACCTTCTTCGCGGCGGCGTTTGCCAGCGCCGCGGCTTCCACCGCTCCACGTCCACCGGAGCGCAGGATTTCGCCAGGCGCCGATAGAGGGTGCGCGAGCTTCTTCGGGTCAAGAAGGAGGCTGCGAGCCGTGTCGATGTCGTCGCCTAGCGCGCGGAGCTTGGTGCCGGCAGCTTTGTCTGCCAGATCTACGATAGAGCCCCGGCTGGTACCGGGCTTGGCGGTAAGCGTTTCGATCGGGCTCGTGCCTTCGCGCGACATAAGGGCTTGCTTGAGGTTGAGGTTTTCTTGCATCCCTTTGTTGAGGGCGTCTACCTCAGGGTCAACGTTCATCTGCCGGCGCAGGATGTTGGCGAGAGCTTCGGCGTCTTCTCCACGAGCCGTGGCGGAGGCGTCGAACGGCTTCGACCCGCTCCAGTCGGCTACGGAGTCAGCGGCGCGCTTTAAGCGCAGAGCACGGGCACCGGATAGGTCTGTGCGGGCGGGAGCTGTGGCGTCAGGACCGCCGGCAATGTCCAAGCCCTGTGGTGCTGCGTCAGCAGCGAGTCCTTCTTGCATCGACTGGCCGAGACGAGGAAACACCGGCTTAACTCGGTCGGGGTTGACGGAATAAGTACGTCCTTTTACAAGCTCCTCGAGCTGAGCGCGCCTGGGCGCAACCTGCTGCTCGTTGATGGCTGTACCGGCATCGTCAATGGCCTGCGCCGCGCGGTTGGCCATCTGTCCGCTTTTGACGTCACGGATGTCAGAGGCTACCTTGGCGCCTTTGCCAAGTAGCTTCATGAGGCCTTCTCCGCCGGCCGTGAGCAGACCGCCGAGGAGCGCACTGACGCCGCCGTTCTTGGCCCGTTCGCCGAGCGTGTCGTCGCCTTCGGGCTTCTGCAAGGCACCCTCAGCCCCGTTGAGAGCTGCGCCAGCAGCGATACGCCCACCCACAGTGGCAGGAGCAGCGGCAAGGCCGCCCGTTTCCACCATCATCGCGCCCTTGGTACCGTACTTTCCCACCGCTTGTCCGACTGGGTCGTCCGACGCCGCAGACGGGTCCACGTTACCGAGGGAAGCTTCCTTCACGGCACCATGTCCGACACCAGAGGTGAAACCGGGGCGTACAAGGTCGATGAGGCCGCGCACGGAGCCACCACGCAGGCTAGGCTCGTCGGGCATCGCAGGTTGCCCAGAGATATGGGACAAGCCTTCGTCGCTCATCTTGCTCATATCGCCAGATTGAAGCGCAGCGAGGTCTTCGTCAGAGAGTTTCGACAGATCGGGCATTACTGCTGTTCCTTCTTGGCCGCGGCTCGCCGGGCAATTTCCGCAGCGGCGGCTGCTTGCAGGTCATTTCCCCCGGCAGCGGGAGCGGGGGACGGAGCCGCCTGGGGGGCGCCGAACAGCAGAGACTTTAGCCCGTCAGCGATGCCTTGCGGCTGCTTAAAGGCCGCGCCACCAGAGAGACCAGAAGGTTGTCCAGCGGCGGCTGCTTGCTTCGTGTACTGAGCCTTGCGCTGAGCGTGGGTAGCGGCGAGCTGGTCGGCCGGTGACGTGAAAGAATTGATGGCGTTGCCGAGCCCGCCACCCGCGGCCATGCTGGGTGCGTACATCGGCGCTTGCTGAGCAAACTGCTGCTTGGCTCGCTGGTAGCGGTCCGCGGCGTCGTCACCTAGCTTGAACGCACCTTGCTGGATGGCGTCGATTTGCTGGGGCGTCTGCTTGACGGTGGTGTTGCCGGTGAAGAAGTTGGCCCAGCCTTGCGCATCGCCGTTGATGGTACGATCGTCCATGCCCATGGCGTGCAGAGCCGAGCTGATGGCTCGCCCACCCTGGCCGCCGAGAGCGAGACGCGCTTTCATGACCTGCATCGTGCCCATGTCGACGCTCGAGGGGTTCTCCGCGAGACGGTGAATCATGTCGGCAGTTTCCAGGTCTTGCTGAGGCTGAGCGATGGATTGCTTGGCCGCTTTGCCGAGAGCTTCCATTTCGTGCATCTGCTGGCCTTGCTGCATGTGCGCGATCTGGTAGGGGTTGTACCCCCTCGAGATGCCAACACCGTTCACAGTGGCGCCGCCGCCGTCGTTCACCATACCTTGATCTTGCATTCCCTTGATGGTGTCGACAGCGTTCTGCTGCTCTTTGTTCTTGGCCGCGACGTCGATGTCAGCTTTGGCTTTCGCGCGATCGGTGGTCAGGTCGCTCTGCTGCTGGTTTTGTTCCTGTGTATACTTATTTCCTAAGATGAGCTGCGCCAAAGCACTGGCGCCTTTGTCCATCGCGGGTAGGTCTTTTCGTAAGATAGGCATGTGTCTCCTTAAGCCATCATCGCGGCGAGACTGGCGACGCTGCTGGGATCTCCAGCGCCTCCAGCCATAGCCCCACCGGAACTGCTTCCACCAGCAACATTTTTCTTGTTGGTCTTGGAGCCGAATAACCCGGCCGTACCAGCACCCGCTTGAGCTTCAACACCTTGATAGAGACCGCTAGAAATAGCATCGCCGAGGTTTTGGGACTGAGCACCTTGTTGGCTCTCCATGCTCTTTTGCTTGGCGCCTTCTGCCGTCACGTAATCTCCGCGTTCAGCGGCTGACAGGTCGTTGGCCTGGTTGGTGCGCTGGTTGTTGGCGTTGAGGTTGTTGTTGAACGCACTTTGTTCTGCGTTTTGGCCCAAACCACCAAGCTGGCTGATGTAGTTGCGCGTCTGCTGGAGACGTTGCATGGTGTTGTTCATGCGCTGGTTGGCAATCTGCATCTGCATCTGACCGAGCTGCTCGTTCTTGTTGCCCATGAGGCCAGAGAACGCCGCGGAGCCCGCGCCAGATCCGCCGGCAGCCAGGCCGCGGTCGCCGAGAGCCTGAGACAAGCTCTGCTCGTTCTGCCCGAACATGCGGGCGATGTTTCCGGAGGCTTGCCCGTAGGCTTCGACGTCTTGAGGCTGGAGCTTGAACCCTTGGCTGGACAGATCGTTTGCTTGTTTCTCAGCACCAGCGAGCTGTCCGTCTTTGCCGAAGAGGCCCGCGAGCACGGGGTCGTTCAGTACCTCGTTCTGCGCCACCGATTGCCCGTAGATAGGGCTCGCAGCTAGACCGGCGCTTTCGTCGGCGTTGAGGCCCTTGAGGGCGTCTGCCAGAGAGCCGCCATTGACGAGCCCTTGGCCTGCGGTGTTTACCTTACCGGAGCGCGCAGCATCCAGCATCGCTGACAAGCTTTGCGTGCCTGCGTTGTTTAGGTTGCCATTTTGGTAGTAGTCGCCGTATTGGGGGCCAATGCCCAGGAGGCTTGCCGGTCCAGAAAGAAATGACATAGTCGTTAGTCTCGATTAATGAAGTAAAAAATGTCTACGACGCCAGGAGCGCCGGAGCCCGCGGTTCCGCCCACGTTTGCGCGACGTCCACCGCCGCCCGCTCCGTATCCTTTGCCCACGCCAGAGTCAGCATCGCCGCCTGAGCCTTCGTACCCGGCTCCGCCGCCCCCGCCACCACCGGCGTTGGTCGCTGCGTTGCTGGCAGCTCCGCCCACGTAAACAGCGTTGTACGGACTATCAGCAGCCGCCGAACCATTGGTACCGCCGCCACTGCTGCCGGCGCCACCTGCTCCACCTGCGGTGGCAAACGCGCCTCGAGCTGCGCCTCCAGATCCAGCGGTAGAGCCAGAGCCCCCGCCGCCGCCCTTGCCACCACTGAATTTGACAACCACCGTGCCGTCAGAAGACACCGTGCTGTCCCCGCCGTCGCTGCCACTGGCTGTGCCACCCGCACCGGCTGCCCCGACGACGATGTCGAGACGCTTTTGGCGAAGAGTTGACATGTCGAGACGGGCAAGCGGATAACCAGATCCGCCGCCTCCGCCCCCACCGCCGCCCGTGCTGCTGTTGGTGCCTACGCCGCCGCCTCCACCTCCGCCGCAACCACCGATGTAGACGATGGCGTCAGCTTCAGGCGGGAGGTTAAACACGCCGTTGGACGTGTACCGCACTCTGACAGAAATGCTGTCCTTCTTGTGAGGAAGGCCGTAGCCCGACGCGCCGCTCATTAGTAGTCTCCGCCAACCGCGGTCACTTGGACGCCAGCGGCAATGGCCGTGCCCGTGGTGCAATTAAGCTTGTACCCGGGAGGGAGAACCATATCGAGCGCCACTTCCACACGAGTGGACGCCGCGGTCTGGGACAGAGAGTTGGCAACGAGAGCCACTTCGTACACGAGAGAGTTGTTCGTCGCGGTCGTGTTGCTGCTTCCGTTGTTCACGAACAGGCGGATTACCGTGTCAGTGTTGCTGCCGAGGTGCTGGAGAATTACTTTCTCGATACGTGAGCCGTTCGTACCAGCGGTGAACGCAGTGGCAACGGTGCCAGTGCCGTCGAGGTTGGTGTTGGCACTCGTGCCGGTGGTTACCCAAGAGGCATGCGGGGTACCGACAAAGATAGGGGTGGTGTTGATGGACATGAGAGTTCCTTAGACGAAGCGGTTGTAGTTGTAGAGCCTGGAGCCGGGGCTTTCGGGAGGGGTGGAGAGAACGAACGTGGTGCCAGTGGGGTCCACTTGCGGCACCATTCCGGCGTTGCTAATGGAGAGAGACATGCTGATGCCGAGGCCGCCGCGAGCTGGGGACAGCGCAGCTTCTTCGCTCATCTTGCCATCTGCTCCGTTGATGACGACGTAGTTGGCCGTTCCGGCCTTCAGCTTGGATGACCTGGTGAGACCTGCGTCTTGTACGTTGGCGTCATCGAGCCCCGTCGTGTTAAGCAGAGTTTTGATGTCGTTGTACTTCGCGTTCACCTGCGCTGAGGCGATGACGGTGTTAGCGGTGAAGTCGGGGTAGGAGTAGACAAGTAGAGGCATTAGTTGCTTCCTTAGTATATTTCTTCGACAATAATAATACCGTCTGCACCAGCACCGCCGCCGGAACCGCCGCTAGCGCCCGCGCCACCAGTTCCAATTGAGTAGTAGTAAGTTGATGCTGGACTCGGAATAATTGCTTCGATGTATGCGCCGGACCCACCGCCGCCGCCAGGATAGCCGTTGGACCTATACCCGCCGCCGCCACCTGATCCAGTGTTTGCTGTGCCAGCAAAGCCTTGCCAAGCGGGTCCAACCGATCCGCCGCCGCCGAAAAACGGCGTCGAGCCACCAGGGCCACCGGCCGTATTTCCGCTGTTAGTCTCGCCGCCACCGTAGCCAGTTGTCCCTGCAACGGTTAAATAATTGGTCAGACCGATAACAGTTGCGGTGCCACCAGCGCCACCATGATCGCCGCCGTTTCCACCATTTGATCCTCCACCTGCGAGGAGCATATTGGTGCCGAACACAGATTGCAGACCGCTAACTCCGTTTGAAGCGGAGTCACCACCACCACCACCACCACCAGCCATGCGAACGCGGAGGTACGCAGGCGTAGGACCAGTCGGGCGGGTATAAGTAGCAAGCGCTTGTGTAGCGGAAAACGTGATCGTTGCATCTCCGGTGCCGCTCGCTTTTGTCAACGTGCCGCTACTTGTAGGCGCGCTAGTACCAGTACAGAAAAGAACGGTTCCTGAGGAGATGGTTCCTACAACGGTGTAGGTATTGCTGTTGTTAGTGTACGTTGCGCCAGATGTAGCGTTAGCGCTTGTCACAGTAAAAACATAGCCAACGGTTGTGCCCGTCGCCGTGAATTTTTGAACTGTTGGTACTACAGTGGCACTTCCGGTCCCACTGCTTGCCGCCGTTACTCTACCTTTTGCATCGACTGTGACACTTGCATTAGTGAAGCTTCCTACGTCGCTGTTGACGGTCGCTAGCGTAAGCTCTCCACCTGACGTTGTGCCGTCTCCAGACGTAATAGGCACTTGGTAATCCGTGCCGGCCGTGGCAGCGGTCAGACCACCAGAGCCATCAGCCTTCTGAACCGCGCTGCCGGAGGTGGCCGCTTTAGTCGCAATAGTGCCGAGCCCCAAGTTGGAGCGAGCAGACGACGCGCTGGCTAGATCAGACAGATTGTTCGACGTGGCCAGAGCACCGACGTCCGACGCCGAGAGCGTGACGGCGCCAGTCTTACCGGCGACTGAGATGACAAGATCGGCTCCGGCGTGGGCAAGTTGCCAAACGGTGCCGTTGTACATGACCCAGTCGCCGACAACGAAAGTCTGCGAGCCGCTGCCAAGGTCTTGGGTGCCGGCGACGTTCACTCGGTAGAAGAAGCCGGAGGTGCCGGTTCCGTCAGCCAACGTCGGGCTGTTCGTCGACGCGTCCCACGTTCCCTGGTACTCCATGAGCGAAGCAGGGAGCTGAGTCAGCGGAACCTTGCCCCCGGAGTCGAGGGAAGCAACGCCACTCGCTGCGCCTCTTTGTGCAGAAATACGGGCGTCAGCGCGGGCATCAGTGAAATAGAGGTTGGAGCCTTCGGTGACGTTGTCCGTGTTGAGACTAGGCATCGACAGCACGCCGGTAGAGCTGTCGTACGTGAGTGGGGACGAAGCACTGAGCGCGGCTCGAGCACGAGCGTCGGTGTAGTAGAGGTTGGTAGCGCCTTCAGGCAGAGCGTCGGTAGTGGGGGCCGCGGAAAGCGCGGCCGTGCCGGAGCTAAGGCTCACGAGGTCGGCAAAGTTGGCCGTCGAAGTGGCCGGAATGACGGCGGGGTATTTTACGCTGCGGCTTTGGTTGTTGCCGAGCGGGTACTCAAACTGAAACGTGATGGAGTGGCCGAGACCCTGCGTCTGGATGACGGCGAGGCTCCAGGTGCCGTCACTGGCACTCGTGGTGCTAGCTATGACACCGGACGGGATGTAGTTGCCGTTGCTGTCCGTGAAGGCCGACGTGATGTAGGCTTTGATGACGACGCCTTGAAGCGCGGCGGCGCCGGGTCCATAGAGGACGCCAGAGACAGTACATGTCGAGGGAGCGGGCATCGGAAATATCCTTAGGAGCGGCTGCTCATGTCGGCGTAGTAGACGCCGAAGCCGTAGACAGAAATGGGTTGGTCACTGTTCTGGTTGCGGAAGCGCAGCCTGAGCACTTCGCCCTGGTTGTTGTTGTACGGGGCGGCGTTGAGGTTGAAGACGAGACGGCGGGGCTTGCTGACGTAGCTGTCCCACTTGGCTTGGTCCCACTTGGCGATGTCCCACAGCGCGATGGTGCCGTCCGTGTTCGCGTTCACGGTTTGCGGGATAGTGTTGCAATCGGTGTCCCCGGCGCGCCACTCGGTCCAGTAGTCGAGGGTGAGGGGCCAGTTGCCAAGGTTCTCTACCCACACCACCACTTGGTAAAACTGCTTGACGAGGCTGGGCTTGCCCATGTCGAGAGACTTGGTGACGTAGGAGAAGTCGTAGTCATTCGCGCCGACGCCGGCAGTGGAGTAGAACTGGCGGTAAACGTATCCGGCACCATCGCCGGTCAGGAGAACGTGTTCCTGGTTCGAGGCCGTGGGATAGACGAACGAGGCCGAGGCGTACACCGGGTTAGCCACTTTTCCGGGCAGAAAGCAGCCGTCAACGACGCGCTCGCCGAGGATGGCCTTGAGCTGGGGCAGCGTACGGCGCAGGTCAAGCTTGAGGAGAAACACCTGCTCGCCCACGTCGTCGTGCGACAGGAACCACACGATTTGGTTCTGGCGCTTGAAGAACACGCCGGAGCCCATGGCGAGCTTGGAGCGGTCCAGCTTCCCGTTCTGGCCCCACAGGTCTTCGATGGGGCGGCTGATGTAGATGGGCTTGCCGGTGCCGTCCCAGAGGTAGCAGCCGCGGTTGTCCACGAAGAACAGGTACCCGCTAGCAGAGACAGCGAGCGTTTGGCTAAGGGTGCCGCAGCTATCGACGTATTTGAGCGCCCAGTCATCGGGCGAAGTGCCGGTGATGATCCAGCATTCCGACTCTTTGAACACCACCAGAAACTCGTCCGTGTTCACGGCGTCGGGCGTGAAGCTCACGACAGCGAGGCCCGTAATGGCGCCGCCCGAAGGGATGATGATGGTGTTGGTGAGCGGCCAGCTCTCCGGCTTGTTGATGTCTGAAATAGTGACCGTGCTGCCGGAGGCGGTGACGAGGCGACGTTTCCAGGCAACGAGGCTGTTGTAGGTGCCGGCAGGGAGCGTGCTGTTATCGAGGACGATGTTACCGGCTCGAGCAATGTTCTGAGCGCCAGCAAGGTCGTAGCCCTGGTCAACGAAGCTGGTGGTAGTCGGGTCCAGAATTGCTACTAGGTCGCCCGCGGTGAAGCCGGAAGCCCCGTTGAGCGCGCTGCGGAACAGGTAGATGGCGTCGTACTTAGTGGCGTCGAGGTTGGTGAGGCCGGAGAGAGATATGGTCTGTACACCAGTCGTGTCCGTCACAGTGGCTTCGATGTCGAGGGCCACGTTACTGAGGGCGCCGGTGGTCTTCTTCCGGTAGGCCACACCGTAGTAGTAGGTGCCGGCGGCGGCCCATTGGCCGTTGCTGGTCGTCGTCTCCGTCGCAGACAGGCTGCCGGTAGGGGCGTCGACGCCGTTCTTCGACACGAGCGTTTGAACCGGGTAAGTAGCCCCGCCGCCCGTGAGGGACGAAGCAGACATCACAGACACAGGAGAGGATGCCGAGAAAGAGACCGAGACGAGGGCAGAGGCAGCGGACGAAGAGAGGATGGCATTCGCCACTTGCGCCGTGGTGCTCGTGCCTGACTGGATGCCGACCGTGATGGTCGTGCCGCTCACCGCAACCGTCTCACTGCCGGCAGCAGCGCCGCCTACGAAGGCAACAGAGATGCTGTTCCCCGTGGTGTCAGTGGCTACAGCGGTAAACGTCAAGCCCTGGGCCTTCAGCGTGGCGTTGCTCGCCTGCTGGCAGGACAGGACACCATAAGGGCGGGACATGCCGCCTCCCGCGTGCCAGAGCACGTCGGTGGAGGGCGTGATGAACATGGCGTTCACCACCGGCTGCGTGGAACCAGAGGCGAGGAAGTCAGTGCCGGCGGCGGCCGTGTCTTCGGCGAGATTCGTGAAGGAGCCGCCAAGATCCATCACCTGTAGCTTGGTGCCGGCGGCCCGGATGATGCTCTTGGTAGAGCCCTTGGTGTTACGCAGGCCGAGGCCAAGGGTGCGAAGCTGGGCGTCGGCCGCCGCGTTGATGGCGAGCGGGCAAAGGCTTTTCTGGAAGCCGCCGAGCTTGGTGTAGTCGTAGTTGTAGCCGCCGGTGGCCTGGTCGTCTCTAACAGCAAAAGGCGTGTCCGCAGAGTTGAGCCCGCCGTTGTTGGACAGGTACTCCGCGAATATCTTCGCGCCAGGGGTTTGCTGTTGCTGCTGCATTTAGCGAGGGAGGTAGTGAACCACTGCCGTAGCGCCAGTGCCGGCAACGACCGCAACGAGCTGCTTGTTACACGCGACGGGTGCGTCCAGAGGCAGGTTGACCGAGGTGCTGGCTGCACAGGAGAGGGAAGCGATGACGGTGCCGGTGGCCGTGCCGTCCGGGCTCTCGTACACGATGACAGTCGAGGCAGCGGAGCCGCCCACAAGCATTACCGCGGTGACGGCGCCGCCCGTAGTCTTGATGACGTTTGTGCCCACCGCGAGGGAGCCAGAAGAAGTAGCGTATTCCATGTTTTTCCTTGTTAAGCGATGTCGAAGGGGACGACGGAGGTGGTCTTGCGCGAGCGCTTGGCCGAGAGGTCTTTGAACTGCTGGAAGAGGCCAGACCAGTGGCCTTCCGCGACCGAGTGAACGTTCATGTTGTTGACCAGGCTCTCTTTCAGCTTGGCCTTGTAAACGGCGTAAGCTTCGATGCTCTGGCGGAAGAGGGCGCTGATTTGGGCGCTGAGCTGATCGGCGCTGTCCAGCATGACGGCCGGATACTGCATGTACTCGAGGATGAGCCCGCCCGTTTCGGAGAACGTCGGCGGCTGACGGAGGACGAGGTTGTTCCCGCGAAAGAAGTAGTCTGGAATGTAGTTCTCGCCGGAGCTGCTGTTGCCGGTGGGGTAGGACGGAGAGCTGTTGTCGTAGTTGAGCTTGATGTTCCGCTCGTTCAGGACGCGGTAGAGAGCCTTCGCCGCGAAGAAGTCGCTCGGCAGCGCGACAAGCTCTTGGCCGGCCACGATGTCGAGCGTTGCGGTGGTAGTAAACTGGCCCTCGTCGATGTCCGCTAGCTCCGCCATGTGGATGCGAACCGCCTCGTTGTTGTAGCGAGTCAGCTCGTCATCAGACCAAAAGCTGTTGTTCGGGTCAGGCTGGTTGAGCATGTCCCGTTCAGCTTGGATGAGGTCTTGGAGAGAGGGGGAAGAGAGGGCGACGGACACTATTTACTCTTCTTTCTTGGGCTGCATGTTCACCGTGGCGTTCTGCGCGGCCTGGAGCCTGCGGAGACCCACACGAGCGCGCTCTGCTTTGACCTTGGCTTGGTCCTGCTGGTGGCGCTGGTGCTCGAGCAGCTCGTCAATGGCCGCCAACTCGCCGTCCGAAGCGAAGGCCGACACGTCGGCTTTGATGTTCGCCACGCTGAGGTCACGGGGAAGACTGACCTGGAGGTTGTTGACGATGGTCTGGAGGTACTGGCAGCGGCGCATGACGCCCTCTTCGATTTTCTGCACCAGCTCCGCCTTGCCTTCGTCGGTGGTGGCGTAGGCCGGGTCTTCAAAAGCAGACGAGACGGCGATAAGGCCGAGGTAGCCTTTCTCTTTGTCGAGGAACGCGCCGATTTCGTGGCGGAAGCGCTTCACCTGGCGCGGCTTCAGGTTGAAGTGGTTACCGAAAGCAACCGCGTGTACGTTCTTGTCGAGCGCGTTGAGGATGTAGATTTCGTCGTTTAATTCGTCCATAGTTAACCCCGTATTCCTTTGATAAATTGGGCCGGGTTAGCCCCTTGGTTGAGCAGGTCGGCCATGTCGCGCCATTCCCGCTTAAATTGTTTGATGTCGTAGGCTAGTTCCTCGCGTGCCTTGCGGCGCTCGCTGGCTTCGTAGCTGTCCCACTGCTCGATGAGGTGGGCGTCGTAATCTTTGAATTTCCACGTATCCATCGACTTGATTTTGCCGAGGAGCCCGTAGTGGAGGACGGGGCAATCGAGAACATGGTGAATCAGGTCGTTCTCTACGCGCTCAGAGGTGTAGAGGTAGCCGCCGTCGAAGGTGCCATGACAGACGAGCTTCGATACAGACGGAGCGCGACGGATTTCCCAGCAACCACGTCCTTCCTGCTTGTCGGGGTTCCATTTGATGTAGAGGAGCGGGTCGTAAAACTTTAGGGAGCGTTCGAGAGAAGCTTTGTCACAATCCATGACAGAGCCAGTAACGATCCGGCCGAAGCCGCGAAGCTCAGAGCTATGCTTACGATTTCGCATCGCCAGCTCCGTCGTTGGCTGAGCCATTCATGGCTGGATGTCTCCGGGCCGCATACAAAGCGCCAAGTGCGCCGACAGCCGCCGCAAAGTCTCCACCGCCAAAAGCGTTTACATGAAAGGAGCCAAGCTCTAGGCCAGAGAGAAGAAGTTTTCCGAGACATGCGATGAACCCAATGACCAAAAGGGTCAGCGTCACTGAGGCTTCTTTCGTTTTCGGGTCCGCTATCCATAGCTGCATAAGTTATCCAGGAGAATGTGGCGCCCCGTATCGGTCCGGGACCACGACCCATTAATTAGTCAGCCCGCGAAGGCTGAGTGAATTAACTAATTATTGCTTACGCAACGCCCGTGGGCTTAGCGAGGTTGACGATCTTGCCCCAACCGTTCCGCTTCTCGATGCCGAGGTTGCAGTAGTGCCTCCAGTACGACTGGAAGAGGTCGTAGTTGGAGAGGCGGAGGAACTTGTCGCTGCCGTCATGCGTACCGACTTCCAGCGGGCACAGCTCGAAGCGCTCGAGGAGCGACTTCTTACCGGCGTACACCGTGTCAGCTTGGCAATCGACGTCAAGCCACAGCTCGAGGCCGTTGAATTCGAGTTTTTGGAAACCCGCGTCCATCTTTTGCTCCATGTAGCGCTTCTGGGGCACCACGATGTCGAGGTACTTCCGGCGCTGGAGGCGGTGGGTGATGAGCGTGTCGACGTTCTCACCGGAGAGCACTGCCACGTCGTCGATGAGACGCTGGAGCAGGTCGCTCGTGAGGTTACCGCCGCCGGCATCAATCCGGCGTCCGCGCCAGAGGTAGTTGCTGGCAGCAGAGAGGTTTTGGAACGTGGTGAGGTCGGTGCCGTCGTCGACGATACCGCGCATACCCATCATTTCCTTACCGTCAGTCGGGGCCGAGTCACGGATGTGCTCTTTCACGATCTGCATTGTCGCGTTCAGGGCGATGCCTATGGACGCAGCGAAACCAACCACGTTGTTCACCTTGTCGACATACTGGATGCGGACGGAGGTGATGGACTTGGTGGACGCCGAGAAGATGTCAACCACCTGGTTCTGGCGCAGGTATTGCGCGCTGTCCACGGTGAAGCTGAGCAGGTTCGACGCCACAGCGCCGGCAGGCGAGCAGAGCAGGCCGGTGCCGAGACCATAGAACTGGCGGTTCTCGTCTTTGATGAGACGGTCACGGGCGCGTTCCATGGCGTCAAGCACCACGTTCACAGCCGCTTCTTCGTCGTTCTCAGCCGCTTTCGACACGAGGCCCGAGAACTGAATCGGGGCCACGTTGATCTTGGGCGTCACTTTGAACTGTTGGTAGTTCTCGTTGTCGATGGACCGGAACTGTTCGGACTCGGTGATGGCACCGACCGACTCGTTTCCGTAGTCGTTGATGAACCCGAAGTAGCCTTCGCCACCGTTCGAGTAGGATTTGGCGCTCTTGGCGACTTCGTTGATCGCGCGAGCCTCCAGGTTTTGCATACGCGCTACGTTCTTGCCGTAGACGCGTTTTACGGCACCTGCGATGGTGCCAGTATCAGTACCCATTGATTACCTCTAAATGTCTTTTTCGGCTGCGAGGTCGCTGAGAGCGTCTTGCACCATTTGGGCGCGAAGCTCGGCGCGGGAGAGAGGGGCTTGTTCTTTGTTCACTGCGCGGGCAGGAGCACCAGGCTTGAGGGGCGCGGGCTTGTTAGCCTCCGCCTTCTTGCCAGCGACGAAATTCTTCGTCGTGTTGCGTTCTAAGGTTTGGAACATCTTTCCCAGCTTCTCGTGAACCTGCTTCATTACTTGCGGCAGGTCACTGATGCCGAGCTTCGGGTTGGCTTGGGCGGTTTCGCGCACCATGGCCTCGTAAAGCTCGCGGCGTTCGGAGGGAATGCTGTTCTCGGTGTAGAACTTCTCTTTGGTAGAGCTGATCTGCTGTTGAACCTGCTGGACAGCTTGTTGCTGCCGCCACTGGTTGAAATCAGAAAGCTCCTGCTTGATTTTGTCCAGCTCGCCGATCTTGCCGAATCGTTCGGCGAAGGCGGGGTCGATGGACTTCAGACGCTCCATCAGCTCGTCTTTTTGGGGCTGTTGAGCCGGCAGGCGGCTCTCTAGTTCCTTGAGACGTTGCTGGAACGTTCGCTCCTGCTCCTCCATGCGAGTCTTGAGAGAGTTTTTCTCCTCAATGACTTCCTTGAAGCGCGGGTGCATGTGAAACGGAACATTTTCCTCTGCCGGCGCGGGGCTATCGCCTTGGGGCGCATCGCTTTGCGGCTCGGAGCCGGGTTGTTCAGTTTGTTCTTGTTCTACCGGGGACGACTCGGCGGATACGTCCTGTTCATCATCTAGGGGCATTGCTGACCTACTGTTACGCGCTTTTCCCGGCGCGACGGGCTACTGTAGGGCTCACAATAGTTACTTGGTGGTGATGCTCGGAGCCGTCCTGTAACCGGAGCGGCCTAATAGAGCGGGATGGACGAGGCCCAACTACGTCCGAAACTTTTGAATGAGTGCCTGGGTGGGGCTGACTAGCTTTGGCTTGGTCTGTTTCGCCTGCATCGCAGCGAGCATGTTTGCTTCAAGCTGCTCCACATAGCGCTCGAGGGTGCGCTTGGCGTAGTCCATGGCGTAGGCGTTCACTTCCAGGAGACAAACGTTCTTGTAGTGGCGGCACACCTTGCTGTAGTCGACAAAAAAGTTGTAGCCGAGGTCGCCCACCTTTCGGCAGAAGCTCAGGTCTTCGCCGGCCGTCATCAGGCGCGTCTTGTCTTCGTACTCGAAGGCGAACCAGGGGCGCTCCATCTGCTCGAGCACTTTACGTTTGATGAACAGACAGCCGGTGGCAAGGCCGTCGATGTATTCTTTGCCGGAGCGCGGGACATCTGACGCCGAAAGCCCGCCCTGCTTGTTCTTCTTGTACGCGGTGAACAGTACAACGGGGCGACGGTCGGCGCTTTGGTTTGCCGGCATGAAAACAGGATAGGGGGCGCCGGCGCACTGCCACTTGTCGCCGTCTTCCGTCACGAGGTCGAAAATTTCGTCAGGAGGGCAGACGTCGCTGTCGAGAAAGAACAGGATGTCGGCGTCCGTCTTCAGAAACTCTTCGACGTGGCTGTTGCGAGCGTAATCGTGAAAGATGCGGCGTACGCACGCTTCGGGCCATACAAACTCAATGCGGTCGCCGTACTTCTTCTCAGCGTTGCGCCAGAAGTAGTGGTGCGTGTCGGACACGGTGCCGGTCGTAGGAACCGCGCAGTAGACCTTTACCTTGCTCATCCTTGGCCTGGTCCTCTCATCACGCTACTCTTGGCCTGTCCTGGCACGAGCGCGTCGGAAAAAATCGCGTCTTTCTGTTTCGCTGTAATACCGTTGCCGGCCGGATGGGGCTTGGGGCCGGGCTGGTTGCCTGACGGCGCGGGCGGGGCGGGAGGCTGACCGGAGGCAGCGGCTTGCATGGCCTGCATCTGCGCGGCTTGGGCCGCCATCTGCTCGTGCTCCTGAATATGCGCGAACACTGCTTGCTGGGTGGCGAAGGGGAGCGACATGAAGCGCGGTTCTTTGGTGAAGTTGCCGTGTACGTCTTGGTGGATGGCGTGGTTGTCCGTGATGAGGACGACGGGCTTGTTGTCGGGGCTGTGGTCGAGGTCTCGAAGAAGATCGTTTTCCCACTCGGCGCGCTTGGTGTCGGGTCCGACGTCGTTGTCGTAGCCGCTGATGCCGAGGTCTTGAAGGAACTGGCTACGGTTGGCCGGCTGCTCGAGTCCGAGGGCGCCGGTTTGAGCCACCTCGAGCTTGAGCGCCTGCTCGGCGGCCTGGAGCTTCGGGATGTTGCTGCCGGCCTCGATGAGCACGTTGCAGTTGTCGTAAAGATCCGAGCCGATGAAGTTGTTGATTTCCTGCTCGCTCAGCTCTTGGTTCTTGAGCATGAGCATACGGATGAAGTCGGGGCGAGGCTCTTTGTACTTGCTCGAGATGAGGCGGAGTTGCTTCTTCTGGTCGCACTCGACGAAGCGCTTCCAGCGCCCCAGAACCGGAAAAAGTTTCCCCGTGCCCACTTCGTAAAGCATAGACAGCGCCGAGGCGGCGGTGACGCCCGGAGGACGATCGCCCTTTAAAATGTCAATGGCACCAGTGATGGCCTTGAAGTCTTCAATGGTCTTCTCGCGCTCAACGAAGACGCTCTCATGCACGCCGGCTGCGGGTACCACTTCCGGCTTAGCTCCGCCGGCACCGTCTGCGCGATAAAACTTCTCAAGACCAGGACGGCCAGACCAACTACCGGGCTCGATGCCGATGCCGAGCGGGATGAGCTTCTGCGGAATAGCCATCGTTTTTCTCGTCAGGATAACGGTGGCGTCGATGCTGTTGAGCTTCTTCTGAATCTCGGCACCGTCGTCCAGCGGGCTCTTGCCCCAGAAGCGACCAGGCACCAGCTCCCAGCGGCACTCCGAGTAGGGGTGCCAGTCGCCCATGTCCGGGCCTTCGCAAGGGGAGTCACCGACATAGAGAGGGATGTTGTTGGCGACGACGATGAGGCGGCCTTTGGGATACTGCTGTGTCGGGCGCTCGTAGTATTCTTTGACAACCGCGGTGTTCTCTAGGCTCGTGTCGGCCGTGGTGCCGCCGGAGTCAGGGGCGAACCGATTTTTCACGCCGCTCGAGGTCTTGAGCTGGAAGAAGCGGCGCATGGAGCCGTTGAGAGAGCCTTCGGCCTTCACTTCTTCCACGCGGCCCGTGTAGCCGGGCTCAGTCTTGCCGTAAATCGTCTTGATCCAGTCGAGAGGCTGGATGCTGTACTCCATGATCCAGCGGGCCTTGGGCAGCGTCATCGCCAGCGGATCAAGAGCCATGCGGTAAGGTTCAATGACGTCGGTGTTGACGTCTCCCAGCGGCAGCTCGTCGATGATGGGCTGGCCGTTCTCGTCCACGGCCTCAACGAGCTGAGTGCCGGTGACGGCGCCCGTGGTGGGGTCGGTGGTGGGCTGCTCCACCATGCGCGGCACCTTCACCTGGTTCGCGTATGACGTGTCCCAATAGGACTTCTTGAACACGGTGCCCATGCCGACAAGGACGGAGGCGGCGTACTCGTAGTTTTCGTCTTCGCCGAGGCGCTCGTAGTTGGCTTCACAGCAGAGCGTGGCGAGCTTGGCCGCGCTCTTGTCTTTGTGCATCTGCGTGTTCGGTCGGACGCTGATGCGCGGCTTCGTCTTGAGGAGATAGCCCTTAAGAGTCTGGTAGGCGTCGAACATGATGTTCGTCACCGGCCGCGGGATGTATTCGTTCTCGCGGCTCACCTTGAGCTGCTTCCACAGCCCGCCTGTGTTGGTGTTCTCTTCCCAGACAATCCACTGCTGGCCGTCCAGCATCATCTGGTTGCGCTCCCAGTTCTTGCCGAGCTGGGTTTTGACGACAGAGTCGGACTTGTAGAAGCCCTCAATGGCTTGCGCCAGCTCGTCCGGTTCGGAGAGCTGAGACAAGTCGAGATTGAGCGAGCTTTTTGAGCCGGTGACTACGGGGTCAGACATCGAGGGATGGGGTTTCTGGGGAAAGGACTAGTAAGTGCCGTCAAGAATACGAGCGGCTTCGAGGTCAACGGCGCGTTGGCGCTCTTTGTCGGACACGTCGGCAACCACTTGGTCTTGGCGACCTTCAAGAATGAGGTCGGCTTCGATTTGAGGGGCGGAGCTGCGAGCTTGGGGCTGGACCATGTTACGCAGGAAGCGAATTTCCTGCTCGAGCGTGTCGATATGGGCGTTCTTGCAGTTGAGAACCTGCTGGTGGCCTTGGCGCAGCAGCTCGAGGCTGGCTTCGTGCGTCTTCCGTGACACGAACATTGTTAGCAAGGCTCTTTCATGCCGCCCGTGGCTTTACGGATGCTTTTCTGCACCTTTTGTGCCTTGGACGCGGCCGGATCGTCGTCCTGAGGCTGGTCAGAATCCGGATCTGGACTCGAAGACGGAGTGCGGCTCTTTTTGCCGGTCAGGAGGTCGGCAATGTGGTCAGCAATTTCGTTGAGCTTCTTCATTTTACCGACCGAGACAGATGATGGTGCCGAACGCGTTGTCGGCGGGGTCCACGAAGGCGAGAGTGGCGACGTTGCCGGCGAACGTGGGTGCGGCCGAGAGCTTAAGCCCGCCGTCCATGAGAATATGGCTGATGCTTTGGAGGCGGTCGGCGGTGACGGTGCCGGCGGTGTCGCCGGAAGCGGCGGTAAAGGTGAGAATTTGCACCTTCAGGGGGCCAATGGAGAAAGCGCGGGGTTCAGCGGACGAGTCGGCGGCGGAAAAAGCCATGGTGGGGTTCCTCTTGTCAAATGCCCGTGACTTGAGCGGGGACCAGTTGCCGGGGCTAGCACCCGGCTGAGGTCATTGGGGCTAGAAACATTCTGAGCCCTCCTACATACGCCCCGTTTGTCGCGGCACTAGTAGTCGCCAAAGGGGTCGGTGGGAGTGCGGCCGCGTTTAAGAGCCTGAATGTCCTCGTAAAACGCGCGCTGGGTCTGGGTCATCGCGGCCAGAGGGTCCACTACCGGGATGGTCGGCTCAGGACAGGTCATGATGAGGTAGCGGAGGCCGTCGCAGGCGTGGTCGTTGTGCTTCACCGGCTCCTCTTTCATGTTTTGTTTCCCTTGTTGGGAAACAAGCTGCTCTTTCCAGCGGTACTGAGCCAGCTCGTCCAAGAGGTTGGTGCAGGTGTCGAAGATGTAAGGCGCGGTTTCCCTCGCTTGTCCT